TTAATGGAGCATGAAAAATGGGTGCTGACTGAGGAGTTCGGCATTCTCTTCCGCTGAAACGCGGATGTACTTGAGAAAGGTACTTTCTTTGGTGTGTCCGGTAATCTTCATGATTGCGATAGTCGGAACGCCGGCTTTATAAGCGTTAGTCGCAAAAGAGCGGCGAGCTGTATGTGATGAAATAAGTTTATATTTTGGGACGATAAGTTCCATATTCTTCCCTCCAATATTTTTATTGACCATAATTTCTTCAGTAAATCCTGCAAGTCGACAGAGTTCTTTTATGTGGTCATTGAGTTTTTGATCACTGATAGAAGTCGATAGGTCGAAGCCTTTTTCTATTATTTCACGAACGACAGGATGGATCGGGATAACAATATTTGCCCCTGTTTTGGTGGTTTTGATCGAAATATGACGTCCTACATGTGCCTCCCGAAGACGGGAAAAGTCAGAAACGCGCAAGCCAGTGTAACAGCCGATTAAGAACAAGTTGCGTGCTCGTTCCAGTGCTCTTACCTTTCGGAGGGCATTTTCTTCGCTTAAAGGATGTGTCGTATCATTTGCGATGCTCGAACAAATATCCAGGCGACGAATAATTTGTAGCTCTTCTTCATTCAAATATACTGTATCCGCAGCTTCTTTGGGGGCAATGAAGTCACGGTGATCTGTGCCGTCAAAAGTATGGATCTTGTCATGGGTACGAGATTCGCGGAATACCTGTTTGATTATTTTGATAATATTTCCAAAATAATTTGCTGAAAATCCGCATGTAAAGAACCAATGCTGAAAGTTATTATAGAAGTCAATTCCAATGTCCGAAAATTTTAGACGATGGTGAGTATGGGTTTCGTATTCCTTGAGTTTGTGTAGTGCTGTATGGTATTTCTTTACCGTGTGCGCTCGACGTACGAGGTGATATCGTGGGATATAAGTATGCTCAAGGTAATCACAGAAAAAGACTGCTATGTTTGGTATATCATCATCTGGTAGATTACTCAATTCGTTGAGCTTAATAGCAAATTCGGCGGAACTTGGAACTTGACGGAGAGTAGTAAAGTGTTTAACAGCTTGCTTGCCGATTTCTCTCCAGCGATCGATAGCGTCATTAATAGGTTCTCCATGAAAGTCGGCCGTAGTGCGTGCGCATTTCTTCTTCTCATTCCAATAGAGGGTAGGGAGTCCGATGCCGATACTTTTGCGGTACTGCTTACCGTAGAAACTGACAAGCATGACAATGGTGGCTGTCGGACGATGTTTGTTAGTGATGGTGAACGAGATCATTGGAGTATAAATATAATACAGTCGAAAGAGAGGGTCTATTTCATGGCCTTGGAAAACTTTGGCGAATCCAACAGGTGAGGTGTATTGTCATTGTTCAGATGGCGTCGTATTTCGTAAGTATTCTTTTCGGTGGGTTGTATTCTTAAGTACAAATATAGCATTTAAATTACAAATTATATTCAATACCGATAGGCACAACATACATAGTAGATTATGTGTAAAATTTAGAAAGGATCGAGGTTTCTGCCTCGATCCTTTCTCTTTGTAACTTCGAATAACCTTATACGGCGGATCCCGCCGTCTTACACTCTGCTTTTTTACTTCGGCTGATTTCGAGAATCACGCGGTCGCCATCAAGAATCAGCATCCCGTGCCGACGGGGATCACCACCTTTGGTGCGGTGCTCGGCCTCGCATTCGGTGCGGATCCGGACACAACGGAAACCTGCGGCCTCGAAAGCTGATCCGATTAACGATAGGTCGCTGCGCTTGGGGACGCAGTACATGGGTTTAATTGCCGCTTTGATGCGGCTCATACGTTCGATGCGCTTTTTCATATAGGTTTAGCAATAAAAAACTGCGTTACGAGTTGCTCGGCCCTATATGCAAGCCGTCGGGCGTTTCCGCTTACCGAACTCGACGCAGTTAGATTAATATTGTATAAATGCAAAATATCCGATATTGTCGGACATACTTGCATCGCATATAGGTTTAGCAATGCAAATATAATGATTTTATCGGAAATAAAAGAGCCGAGGATAACCTCGGCTCTTTTGCCTTGAAAGTAGGAACTTATAGCATAAACGTAGATTCCCAATCTTCATTAGTATTTATATTTTCAAAGACAGAAGGAAATTCTACACCTGCTTTTTTATATAATTCTTTGTATTTATCCTTCATAGAACTGTATGTGGATGCGCTGTAAGCAGTACCCGACTCATATCTAAAATGCTTTTGCATAGCATTATATAGAGAATCAAATAACAAATCGGCAATATTAGGATTCTTCTTATGAATTTCTTTAATAATGTAATTCATATCTGGAGAATCAAAACGTACAGTCAGCCTCTTGACATCATTTGTCATTCCCCATAATTTGAAAAAGAGGATAATTTGCAGAATACCGAATACCAGCACCACAGCGGCGAGAATAAAAGTAATTGTTTCTTCCATACTGCAATAATTTATTAGTTAGATATTGCAAAAGTACAAAATCCCCCCCCCGCAAAATAATGAGGCTATTTTTTTGAAGTTGTGCCGAAAGTTCCGAGGTTTGTAAAAAAGAAGTTTATGATCGGGATTTATATTTTGCTATTCGTGATTATCGCGTTGATTGTGTATTTGATCTATCTTGTTCGTTTTTGGGGCAGAACTAATATTGAATTGACAGGTGATACTTATACTGGATTAAACAATGTTCTGTGTAGAATATTGAATCAAGACAGATTAAAAAAGTAATTTACTGATTTTTTGCATTGCAATCCAAGTCCATTCAAAAATAGTGTGTCCCCAAAATTGAGAGGCGCAAATAGATATGATAGCTAATGCAATAGCCCAATGCGCTTCGCGCCTACTTATTTTTAAATTGCGAAGTTCTAAATTATCCCGTTCTTCTTGTTTGCGTTGTTCGTTATAGATGACTGCACATCCTCCCTGGTCTTTACACACTGATAAATTAGCCGCAGCTTTTAACCATATTCCACCCCCCCTTTTATTTCAATGACCATATGATCTTCAAGAACGCGCAGTATTCGCATCCGTTGTTCTTCATTTGGGATTAATGTTTTGACGGCATCCATATTAAAATAGGCCGGATTTCTTGATAATTCATTTAGAAAAACGTCGGCAATGTTAATGTCTCCTTTTTGTAGTTTGGCTATCATAAGGTTCATTGAATAGTAATTCAATCTGAAATTTGCATCGGCTCCTATTTTTTAACTCTTCTTTGAATGCTTATTATCAGGTGTCTGAATTACAATATATTTTTGTAATTCATTGATATACATTATTTTAGCTCCAATTTTATGGGGGGGGGGATTTTTGACCCCTAGATCTGTCGGAGCAGCCGGAAAGCCTGTAGAAACGCCTGAAATCGACGCAAACAGCCTATCGTAACGAACATTAAGGTCTTCCATCAGTTTATCGGCGACCTTTATATCTTCTTTCCGCAGTAAGGTTTCCAGATGCAATATGCTGTTTAGTTAGTTCCACGTTCTATTTTCGGCGGGCCGGGCCTCTCCCGCCGGATTTGGGGCTTCCTTTATTTCAGATAAAATTTAACGGTTGATATGAGTTGGTCCGATAGTTTGTAAATGTCAGTAAGTGCTGTAATTAAATGTTTTGTTCCTTTCTTTTCCTCGTCAAACGTTTCAACATACTTTTTCCCTCCGTTGAAATGCAAGCGACAAATAGGCTTTCGATTGTTATCATCGAAAAGGATAGCGAAATATGACTGCGCATCCCGATCTACGACCCGATCAAGATCAACGGTATTACAGAGAATAGCTCGCACGATGTAGAATCCCATAAGTTCTTCATCAGTGGTCACTATCTTATTTCCATCTTGCATATCCTCTTCATTTGCAACCGATTTCTCCGTGGAGACATTTGAGGACACCTCGACCGACGGAACGTCAGGCGTAATGGCAGATTTAAGCCTTTCGTTTATATAGTCATTCGTGTACTGTTGAAATGCCCGTTGAATCATCGGACGGAACTCGTCAATGATGTTCTTTGTTACCACTCCGTCATAAACCTGTTTAGTCATAAATTTCACAAATAAATCGGATGGATTACTACTTTCCTTGACAATCAATGACCGAAGCGCATTTATGTACTTCATTTCTGTGGCGGAATTGAGTATCATATACGTATTATACTGGTCATGTCGGAATTGCTTCAACTTCTCAATATGGCTATCCTTTAAGTTAAGCATATCTATCTCAAAGAACGGCTTATCGTCCATTTTGTTAGGAGTGTCCAGATCTGTATAGAACTGATAGTTGATTCCATTCGTTAGTACTCCAAATTTGGCCTGCGATACATGGTAGTAGCGGAATAGTTGCGCCTTGTATTTGCTTAAGTCAGCCGACCAATGTTTACACTCAATTAGCATGATCGGCTCGCCGTCCATACATACGGTATAGTCGATTTTTTCGCCTTTCTTCGTTCCATAGTCGCAAATACATTCGGGTGTAACCTCTTCCGGATTGAAAATATCGTAGCCGAGTGCTTGCAAGAACGGGAGGACAAATGAGGTCTTTGTTGCCTCCTCCGTCTTTACATTGTCTTTGAGTTTGCCGACGCGCTCAGCAAGGATTAGAAGTTCGTCTTTAAAGTCCATAGAGTTGGTTTATTTTGAATTATTATCGTCTATATATTTGAGCACGCGTTGTAGTATTTCTCCGTTTTGACGGATGATTTCTGAATTTTGGGTCAATATTATTTCGTATTGCCGATCTCTTTTCTCGAAAAACGAGATGAATTTTTGATCTTCCATACTTGAAATAGAGGGTTCGCGATTACTATAATATAGTAGTATGTATTTAGCATTTGCTTCACTCGGCTCTACCTTGCCACTTAACCATTGACCTATAATCGATTGGGATAATCCCGTGTCCTGCGATATACGATATGCCGTATAGCCCAATTCTTTAAGTAGGTTTATGGCTTTATGTTTCAAATCTTCATTCATGTCGCGATATTTTTATAATACTACATATAAGTATAAATATTTCCAATATAGAATACTTTGATATTTTATTGTTGTGCTAAAATATTTTAGTATATTTGCATTGTAATTCAATTATTGTATGACAAATTTAATTACAAATAGCGAAAAATCAAGAGGTAACAATGCTGTAGCATTGCTTTTACCCTTCGAACGGTATGTTCAAAGTATCACTAACCTTGAAGAACGCAAGCGACTTTGTGATACTTGCAAGCAGGCTATCGGTATTCGAAGCGACACTCAATTATGGAACTACCGCGTAGGCAACGTCCGGCCTGATATGCTGAAGCGACGAGAACTTGCCAAGATCATCCGCCGTCATTCCGGTGATAGCAGCTATACCGCCGACAACCTCTTTCCCGTGGAATTTTACAACAGATAGATAATATGAAACGTATTCAAAGATTTCACAAGACGAAATGTGCGGCAGAACGATATATCGCAACACTCGGTACTGATGCCCGGTTTTATCATGCGTATAAATGTACGAGCGGCAGTTATTGGGTCGGGACGGAATTAGAATGGTTGAATCGGTACTAATACATCATATGCAAACGATCCGCAATATAGAGTTTTTCAACGATCCCGAGGGAGGGGTAATGGTACGCGATACCGAAGGCGTCCATACTTACCAGCCCGAAGACAAGATGCTGACAGGGGCATTGTTTACCCGCATCGAGACCGAATATCCGAAAGCATTCAAGGCTCTCGCCGAGATTTACCGCAAGAGCCGTGCAAACGTGAACTACTACCGGTTCCTGATCTGCCACCGTTTTATTCGCTGCAATTTCGGACGGTTGGACAACAGGCAGGACATCGACGGGATGGGGCGCTTCACCTTTGAGGATGTGAGTTGTCCGATCAAAGGCGAATGCAAGTATGCCGGCATTATATGCAGCCCCGAGTTCGATACCCGATTGACCGAGCGGCAGAAGGAAGTGATGAAACTCTATATGGAGGGGATGGGCGATGAAGAGATCGCGGATATGCTTTACATATCGCCCGAGACGGTGCGCACAACGAAGCGCGACGCCTTCCGTAAGGCCGAGGTACATTCGTTGGCTGAGTTCGCAATCCAATACAAGGATAAGTTATGAAAACTCCGTGGCGATGGTGGCGGGAACGCCAAGCGACCGATAAAACATGCAAACACTTGGCGCTCATGACGGAAGATATTACAAATATCACAGACCGGCTGGTGGCGTTCGTGTGGGAAGATATTGAAAAGATCATAGACCAAATGTCGGAGGATTTGTTCCGGCCGATTGAAAGTATTAAACCAATAAAAAAGAATGTGATGAAAGATTTACTTAGCTGCGAAGGCCGGAGGTTCCGGTGTAAGATTGATGGTACTCTTGCCACAGGGATAATTCGAGTGGTAGATAAATGTGTGTATTTATGCCAAAATGAAAAAAAATGGGTTTCACAGCATCGACAAAAAAGGATATAAATATGCATGGTATGTTTACTCTGGAACCGAAGCAGATTTTGCTCGTCCCAATGTCAGGGTCACCGATTTCCGGGTTATTCCTATAACCGCCGAAGAGATCGAAGCCTACAAGGATTGGCAGGTGGGGGATCGACTCAGAAAAAAAGACGGATCATCCCGAACTATAGATGTTATCTTCCGCTTCGGAGAACTCATAGTGGGCAAATTTATCGATACAAGGAGAGCTTTAACTAACTACACCTGCGATGAGCTATACGAGGATGGTTTCCGCCTCATTGTCGATCCTGCTCCTGAGGAGGAGATCGTCGAGGTGACGATGGACGAGATCGCCAAGTTGAAGGGCGTGCCCGTTGAGCGGCTGCGAGTGAAGATGGAGGACAAATAACGACAAAGAGTGCGTGGTAGAATGGTATTACGAATCGATTAGTGGTAAAGACCAAGTGTACTCACGATGCGCTTAATGGACAGTACACCCTGAAGAGCGCAGATGTTCAAACAGAAGCTAACCGATTGAAAGGCATTCCAGACGTGGAATGTTTGCCAGTTCGAATCTGGCCGCACTCCCTAATCAATATAAAGTATTATGAACGAGCCAATTATTATTACCACTCCCGCAGAATTGCGCTCTATTGTCGCTGACGAAGTGGCGGCGATTTTGCCGAAGCTCGCCGATTTCAGGCGTAAGAATGAACCGGTAGAAATCGATAATTTGTCCGTTGAAGAAGCCGTGCGGTTTATTGCGGAGCAAGGTATCCCGACCACCCGTTCGACGATTTATAATTGGGTTTTTCTAAAAAAGATCCCATTTAAGAAAATTGGACGCCGCACGGTGTTTTCCAAAAAGGAGCTTCTTGCTTGGATCGAATCCCGTACGACTTTGCCGGAGGACAGACGGGCCGTTGCAGCTGCGCGTATCGCCAAAAGTGCTAACTGCAAATAAAATGACAGATAGGCTACTACCGAACCAGTGACTAATATGTACTTCTATGCTGTACTGGTCGGCCCTGGTAGTGGATCAACCGAGCACTATCCGCGCCCAACGTTCTTTCATTCGAGTAAAGTTAAGAGTTGAGATTAGTTGAGTTTGCCATTTCCGGGCGCGGATTTTCAAAGTCCGTATCGGGTTGAATGTCCCGGTGCGGGCGCAAAGGACGGCACGGAAGCCGTAGGGGTCCTAAAGCCTGCCATAAACCCCGGCCGCAAGGCAGAAAGGCTGGAACGAATAAGCGGTTCATTGAAATACGAGAACCATCCGAAGGGATGTAAAACCCGGCGAGCGACTTGGCGCAGAAGGGCGGATATTAGGCCGATCAATACCAAAAAGCAGGCGACGATCCGGAGCAATTCGGGGAGCCGGTAGCGATATACCCTGCGATTCAGTCGTGGTCTTCGATGACGACAGGGTGCAAATTTTAATCAAAACAATTTACGTGCAATGTCAAACAAAGTATTTACCCCAGAGAACATTTCCAAATTAAAACAGAACGAGGTCTTTGTATTCGGCAGTAATAAGGCCGGTAACCACGTTGGCGGCGCAGCTCGTGTCGCGGTCGAGAAGTTCGGCGCGATCATGGGGCACGGCGAGGGCTTACAGGGCCAGTCCTACGCTATCCCTACGCTCGATGAACAGATGGACAAGGTGTCTACCGAGGAATTGACGCGATCGGTACGGAGATTCGCAGACTATACACGGTACAATACCGATAAGGTTTTCTATGTAACCAAGATCGGATGCGGCATCGCTGGATTCTCGGTCGAAGAGATTGTGGAAGTATTCAAAAGCGTCTCGTTCGGCGATAACGTGGTGCTTCCGCAAGAGTTCGGCGAAGAAAAACATATCGATGGATTTAAAGGGTTCAATGCAGATATGACCTGCCTGGGCTTCAAATTCGAGGAGGGCAAGACTTACGAAGAGGATGTTGAGTTGAAAGTTTGTAATCGAGGCTTTCATTTCTGCGAATCACCGTTCTCTGTCCTTAGCTATCGTGATATGCTGGATGATGAATGCAAGTTCATCCCTGTGCATCATGTAACAGCTTTGGGGCGATGTCATTCCGACTCGGATAAAACGGCGACGACAAAGATTCACATCGGGGCAAAACTCGATTTCAAAGGATTCATTAAAGCTGGTATAGATTTCATTTACGAGAAGTGCATCAAAGAGGGTCCGACCGACAATGTTAATTCGGGCTACGGCGCACAGATCGGCTCCTCGGGCTACCTCGCAAAGATCGGCTCCTCGGGCGACGGCGCACAGATCGGCTCCTCGGGCGACGGCGCACAGATCGGCTCCTCGGGCGACCTCGCACAGATCGGCTCCTCGGGCGACGGCGCACAGATCGGCTCCTCGGGCGACGGCGCACAGATCGGCTCCTCGGGCTACCTCGCAAAGATCGGCTCCTCGGGCTACGGCGCAAAGATCGGCTCCTCGGGCGACGGCGCAAAGATCGGCTCCTCGGGCTACGGCGCACAGATCGGCTCCTCGGGCGACGGCGCACAGATCGGCTCCTCGGGCTACGGCGCAAAGATCGGCTCCTCGGGCTACGGCGCAAAGATCGGCTCCTCGGGCGACGGCGCAAAGATCGGCTCCTCGGGCGACGGCGCACAGATCGGCTCCTCGGGCAACGACGCAAAGATCGGCTCCTCGGGCGACGGCGCACAGATCGGCTCCTCGGGCTACCTCGCAAAGATCGGCTCCTCGGGCTACGGCGCACAGATCGGCTCCTCGGGCGACCTCGCAAAGATCGGCTCCTCGGGCGACCTCGCAAAGATCGAAAGCGAAGGTAACAATGCTGTTGTAGCAGCCATAGGTATAGATTCAAAAATAAAGGCAAAGAAAGGTAGCTGGATTACCCTCGCTGAATATGGCGAGGATCTGAAACCAGTGTGCGTAAGGTCTGCACAGATCGATGGGAAATCGCTCAAGGAGGATGTTTTCTATCAACTGAAAGGCGGCGAGTTTGTCGAAGCAGCAGAATAACAGCAAATATCATCCACAAGTAAATCTTTACCAACATGCAAACCTTCTTTTCCGAAAGCACAGTCAAAAGTCTGTGGGGCACGCTTGCGGGCCGCCTCTGGCGTGCGTGGTACCGCCTCAAGAGCAAGGTGCGCCGGATGATCGACAAGTCCCGCCGCCGGGCATATAAACTCCAAAACCGACCCCGTGTCTATCGGGTCGAAATTCGGTAAGAGTATGGCACACTTAATTACACTCGTAGTAGTTTCCGTTCCTGTTTGCCTGGTGTTCGGCTGGGCGCTGTCCGGTCCCCGGCGTATGCGGATCACCCGCTATCTGTTGAATGAAATTTTCGAACAGCGATGAATACTTCCTACTACGTCACCGACACGGCTCAAATGCCGCCGTCCACTCGGAAAGAACCCTCGGAAGAGTATTACTTCTTCGAGAGCACCCGTTTCAACCGGCCGCAAACGACAATTCATCTGACCGATCAGGAGATTCGGACTTTCGCCAAACGCATCGCCGATTACATCACCCGAAGGACATTTTCGGGTCCTATGGAATCTTTCGACTTTCAGATAGAATATCACGGCGTTGCGGTGCAAGGACGCTATACGGTGGAAGCCGAGCGACAGGATGCGGTGCATTCGATGGGAATGACGGAATGGATCGACGTCCCGATACGGGAAGAAACGAGCATAGCGAGCGCCTGGTGTACGGCCACGGACGAGGAGGTTCCCCGGGTGTCGGAGAAACTGAATGAACTGTTAAAATAGCTGACATGAAAACGAGAATCGAGATTTACGAAATCGACCGCCCGCAAAACATTGTTGCCTCGGGTTCTTGGAATAGGCAACTCTCGACTGCCGAGATACGCAAGGAAACCAAATATATGATGCGGTATAGCGATTCTAAAAAGTTCGCATCACGAGTGATAACCGATAGAGATTGAAAATATGGAACTGCGTAAAATATCCGAAGAACAGAAAAGATTACTGGATCGGCCGCTGCCTTCAGAGGCAATATCGCCGCATCCGACAAAGAACTACTTGTCCACGATCAAAGCGATCTACGTTACCGAGCGTCTGAATGACGTGTTCGGAGTAGGTAGCTGGCGTGTCCGCTCCGAACAGGTTGCCCGTGACAATAAGATGGTGGTTGTCAAGGTAACGTTCGAGATACCTGAATATGGTATCTATTATGAATGTTATGGAGGTAACGATAACTCAGATTTGGGTGATGCCCACAAGGGGGCTACAACCGATGCTTTGACAAAGATCGGGTCCTGGCTCGGGATTGGTGCCGATGTATTCAAGGGTAAATCGCGCAATATGTCAGCAAAATGCGCGGCAGCTGCTCCGGACCCTCTCGCTTCGGCCCGGCCCGATACACCCCGGGCAAAACATCGGATTACGACAGATATGCTTGACGATCCGATCAAGTGCGATTGTCTGCTTAATTGGGGTTATGACTTATGGACCGCTTCAGGCTATGCGGCAGATTTCGATATTGCCGCACGTCTTCTGAAATCTTATGACGCCGATACTGACGTGCTTAAACGTTATGCGGCTTTGTTCAATTCTTATAAGATGGCTCGGCATGGAAAATAATTCATTATTGCTCTGTGAAACGGCCTCGGTCAGTGAATTGACCGCCCGGGCGGTCAGGGCTGTTGTAAACGGGGATATTGACCCGATAAAGGCCCATATCAATATCAGCAGGATGGAAGCGGCAATCAAGGCGTTCAAGGATAATGAAGAGATCCGGGACATCACACTCCGCGAATTATCCAAATACGGGAAATCGCACCAATTCGGGGATTGCCGGTTGGAAGAAGCTGAGGTCGGTGTCAAATACGATTATGCGGATTGCGGTGACAGTAAGTTATATGATATGTACGCAACTCTTGAATCCTTGAAAGCTGACATTAAAGAGCGAGAAACAATGCTTCGACACCTGCCTGTTTCCGGGCTTGCCGATCCCGAAACGGGTGAGATGCTTTACCCGCCCGTTCGAAGTAGTAAAACGAGTATCAAAACAACATTCAAAAAACAACCGTAGCTATGTCACAACTTATCAATGTATCGATTTGCGTTTCGGATATTCCCCGCGACCAGATCAAAGTTGCCAATAATGGCAAGAAGTATATCGCCGTATGCGTTTCGCAGTTCCGGGAACCGGATTCCTACGAAAATACCCATTCGGTATTTATGCGTCAGACTAAAGAGGAGAGAGAGGCGAAAGCACCTCGTGTTTATATCGGCCGGGGTAAGGCCATAAACTTCACTTCGGCACCGGTTACAGTGGAGAATATCGCGGATATGCCTTTGGCAGATAGGGTAGATGATCTTCCATTCTAATATTCGGAATCCCATGATCGGTTATGAAATCAAGTCTTGGGAGATTCGGCAAATAGTACGTATTCTGCGTGACCTGGAGTTTTGCGATGCCTCGACTATCCGAGGACTAAATGCTATCCGTATGGGTAGAATCCTGTATAAAAAAATAATTAAACGCCATGCAAAGAATCGAACAAATACGGAAGGAAGCTCGGAATATTCAGATGGCTCTTGAATGTATGAATAATCCCAATATCGAAGCCATGATAGAGCGTTTGGACCAGCTGGGTGTTTACTACGCTCGCAGCGGTGAATTGTTGAGTGAGGTTGTCGGAATGCGTGACGCTGCGGTGGCCAGGTTGTTTCACGATGAAAAAGAAACGATTATCAGTTTGTCTCCATCGTTGGCGACAAAATTGGTGAACAGTTCTGCTTCGGAGCTGAATGCTTTAGAAAAGTGGTTGGACCGCATCAATGCATCTTGCAAGCATCAGTGCGACAACCTTCGGACTATGATAAGTTACGAGAAAGAACGCTTAAAATTGTAAATAAAGAAGATGATTGAAGTGTTTGATAAACCACCGAAATAATACAATGATATGGCCAATATTAGGGTCGGATTAAGCTATTACAGCGTCGATACGGATAGATATTTGGATATTCGGATAAGGCGGCTTGTTAAGGCTTTCGGTTGTGACGGTATTGCGGTTTACGACTACTTGCTATGTAATATATACCGGGTAAAAGGCTGTTTTGCTGCGTGGGACGAAAGTACTGCCTTCAACGTGGCTGAATACCTCAGGTTAAAGGAGTCGGTTGTTTTGGAGATTGTTCGGTACTGCGGTGTTGTGGGTCTTTTCAATAAAGAACTGCTCTCTCGTGGGATCATAACGTCGGCAGCCATCCAAAGGCGATATATTGACACTTGCATACGAGCGAAACGCAAGAATCTTGAAATACCGGAATTTTGCCGCATTCTTCCGGAAGAAACAGCCAAACTTCTGGAAGAATCGCCGAATACTTCGGAATTTTGCCGCGAAGTAAAGAAAAGTATTATATCTTCTCCTTACGTCGAAGATATAAATAATCCCCCCTTATATCCCCCCGAGGGGGAAGAAGATTATATTCCGACTGAATTTGTGACGTTGTGGGATAAGTTCAAGGGAAAGCGCAAGTCGCTTACCGATGACTACAAGGACTTTTGCAAAAAGACGGAGGGACTGGTTATAGATTATGTTAAATTGCAACGCAGCGCTCAATTTGCGAAAAATGTTTATTTCCAAACGTGGTTAAACGACTTTTTCCCGAAAAAATCCAGGCGTAATATAGATCTCTCGGCTGTCGAACCTGCGTTCCAGCCTATCATGGCGGATTGGCTTGCTTACAAGTCTGAACGCGGACAGACCTATCGACCGCTCGGATTACAGCGTTGCTATGTACGCCTGCTGACGCTTTCGGGCAACGATGCGGCCAAAGCTCGCCGTATCGTGGACTTCTCGATCGCCAACAACTATTCGGGGCTGTTCCCTCCACATGACCAGGACAATTCGGCAAATCGCCATCCGGCAACGGACTATCACGCCCAACCGGGCCAAACGTATGAAGACTTCTGACAATGAACTACGATGAAATCCTGAAACAGTTGAAAATCGAAGGTAATCCTACGCCTTGCGCCCGTTTCACCTTCAGTATTCCGAATGCGAAAGAAGAGTTGGTGACTGCGATGTCCGCAGTTCTGGGAGCTATGGGCGAACGGTTTGTCTGGTTGCCGGAATACGACAAGGTAGCGGAATGGCTGTCGGCAAACAACGGAAAAGGGTTACTACTGTTCGGAAACTGCGGACGCGGGAAATCGCTGTTGGTCCGCTACGCAATTCCGATGTTGCTACGCAAGTTCGCCAACCGGATCGTAACGGTCGTGGACTGCGGGTCACAGAGTGTCAATATCGACGACGTAATTAAACGCAAGTTTATCACACTGGACGATATGGGCGTGGAGGTGGACCGAGTAGAGTTCGGGACACGACGTAATCTGGTCGTAGAACTCATCAACAAGGCACAGGACAATCCCGATACGCTTCTGTTCATATCTTCGAACCTTACAGGCGAAGCGATCAAGGACCGATATGGAGATCGGATATACGACCGGATCAAGTATCTATGCCATCGGGTCGCTTTTAATGGAAACAGTTTACGCAAATGAAACACCTTGAATCGAACATCCAACGCGCTTTTGTACGTTGGTTCCGGCTTCAATACCCCGAGTATGCTTTGAATTTGACGAGCGTGCCCAATGGTGGATTGCGAAGTAAAACCGAGGCGGCCATCATGAAAGCTGAAGGGATGACGGCTGGAGCGGCGGATTTACTGTTACTTGTTCCCCGAGATGGGTTTGGTGTACTGGGACTGGAATTTAAGACCCAAGTAAAAGGAAGTCGTCAGACCCCAGCACAAAAACAATGGCAGAAATCTTTTGAACAGGTTGGAAACAAGTATGTACTTGTTCGCACACTGAATGAAGCTATAACGGCAGTTCAAAATTATTTGGATAAATGACAAAACGACAATTTTATCACTGGCTTCATTCTGCCGAGTGGTTCACTATGGGTAAAACGCATTGATTATATGACCAACCTTTCTTACCGCCAGGCAATGTTGATTAAACATACGGCCTGGATGAACACTCGCTTGCTCGCGCGGGGTCCTCGGCCGGAAGACGAGCGGTACGTGCCGCTCGCGGTGCGGATGCTTACGCTGGTCGGCTGCTTGAACTACGCGATGCTCGACCTTGAGTCCGAACTCACGGCATCCGGCTTGTTCCACCATGAAACCAAACGCCGCTATACGCAGGCTCAGACTTTGGTCTCGCAGGCTCACGGCATCGCGTGGTCGATGCTTCGCAAGATCGACGACCGAGCCGCCCGGCAGTACAACGACAAGACGGACGAGGCGTATCGGACCATCAGCGGCTGTATCCTGTTGGAGGCTCCTCAAAGGTCTTACAACATCGTGCTGTCGCTGTGTAGGATCATCAGCTCTCTCAACGGTCGGATTTCGGGCCGCTACGACTTCAACCCAGCCAAACCTCTTGTACGCATCCCGGCTCTGTTGGAGTGTATCGGGATCGAGGATTGTAAAATAGACGGAATCATCGAATTGAATTTAACGGACTAAAGAAAATGAAAAAATACACACAAGCGGATTTCGATGCCTTCGAGGTGATCGACGGAATCAAACAATGCCCCTCGGGGGATTACAGTGATATACAAATATTCGGCGAGTGTTGCTCCTTCGGCGAGCGGTGCTCCTTCGGCAAGTGGTGCTCTTTCGGTGAGCGGTGCTCCTTTGGTGAGCGGTGCTACTTCGGCGAGAGGTGCTCCTTTGGTGAGTGGTGCTCCTTTGGTGAGCGGTGCTACTTCGGCGAGAGGTGCTCTTTCGGCGAGTGGTGCTACTTCGGCGAGAGGTGCTCCTTTGAAGGGAAAGGCGAATATATCGGCGATTATCCTTTCCTGGCTTTTGTCGGATTCGGCTCCCGGATTGGCAGCAAGGTTTACTTTTTC